TATGAAGCGAAAAATCGCTTGGGTGTTTTGCAAACGCATGAGTTTTGTCGTTAATTACGAGATCTTGTACTGCTCTAATCGCTGTACCGTCTTTAACTTCTAGAAAAGGCTGTGAATACATTTCCGCTTTTCTGTCATATACTGCGTAATAACATTTCTTCATTTCCATCTCCCGTGAAATATAAGTTCACGGAGATTTTACGCATAATATACATTAGGAGTCAATAATATATGTAACTGTTTGTTTTGACTCTTGTTGACCTGTAAATGATTCATTTTATGACATTTTACAGGTTTCTTACTAATCTTTCTAATTTTTTTATTTTTATTTCTTCTGACACCCAGAGGTCATCCATCGCTTTATTATATTCATTTATCAGCTCAGGTGCCTGTTCTTTTCTCTTTGTTTTTAGTTCCTGATAGTAATCAGGATCATATTTTTCTAATTGTTTATCATAGTACCTTGGTACTTTCATTTTGATGTTTTCGTGGACTATATAATCGTGACGATGTGCGTCAGTCCACCCATATTTCCAATACCATGATTCTCCAATTCCCGCCCTGCGGGACATTGTTGCGTATTGGTTGTCAAGATCATATTCGATCTCTCCTGTTTCTTGATTGATATATTGCTCAGGGGGTCCCTCCCCTTTCGCTTTTTTCATAACGTAGCGCGCTACGTATGCTGCACTTTCATAGGTGCAGCTGCCTATTCTGTGGAACCCGTGAGGCCACAGTTCTTCTAATTCGGGTGATATATATAATTCGTTACCGAGTTTTTTTTCCCATAATACTTTATCTGGAAAATCATACCCGAATATTAACGCATGATAATGAGGGCGTTTGTTTTCATCACCATATTCTCCGCAATGGAAAAATCTAATATCTTTTCCTGTTTTTTTGCGGAGTCGTTTCATAAATTTTTGAAACTCGGTAATATCCAGAGACCAAGGGCGAGGGCGCTGCTCTAATGTCTCTGGGTTTATTGTTAATGTTATGAAACTATTGTGTTCGTGCATCTGGGCTTCGTGCATACATCTTATTGCCCATTCACGACTATGTTGGAGTCTACACCCCCAACACTGACCACATGGCAAATTAAAACCCTTTGCGAAAGCAAAGGGTTTATTGAATACCACTTTACCATCGCATTTATACGCGAGTAGGGGGTGGTAGCATGCCATATTATAGCCTTATTCCACCCCGCATTGGTTTTGCAAAATTATTTGGCTGTACCGCCATAGCTCTTTTCGTAAACAGCTTTTTGCTTTTGTTCTTCGCCATTTTCTTTCTGTACTTCATCGTTTTCGATCCTTTCGTACAATTGTAGCCAAACTTCTCCGTTTTCGTTTGGCATTGGATAGGTTTCAAGTTTCATACTAAATTTGTCTTCACGCTTAAACGCCGCTCCAACATGTATCCAGTTTGTTCTATCTCCAGATTTTTTAGCCTGGACTACTTTATAATTTACATTCCACATGACATTAACCTCCTTTAGTGTCAGTAGGCCCAGTTAACATCAAGCGGTTAACTGGGCCCGCGAATCCTTACTCCCCTGCTTCTTGGGGAGCGGGAGGTGTGGATTCGCTTTTTTTCGTAGCCTCCTCTACGTTTGTTGCTTCGGCTGCAGGGGCTTTTTTAAGCCCCATTTTAATCATTTCTTCCGAATTTTCTGGATTGGTGGCAAATTCAAAAAATAGTCCAGCATTATTGTTGAATTGTTGCCGTATTTCACTCGGAAGTTCTGCAAAGCTATTGTTCGCGTCGCGAACCATGTTGAGAGCTTCTGCATATTCATTGACTTCTGAATAATCGCCATAGTGCGCTATTCCTTTTGTTACATTGGCAATTAGACCTGTACGGTCGTATTGCTTGATGATGTTACGCACGTCAGCTGCAGCTGCGTGCGATTGTTGTGTTAGGCTTTCGCCTGTTGTTTTAAACCCTTCGCGTTTACGGTCACCGTATCCGGTTTTAAATTTTAATACTTTTGTCATTATTTGATTCCTAACTTGCTAAGCACTTTCATAATATCCTCGCCGATTGATTTGGCTGTTTCTTCTAAAACTTGACCGCCTCCGACTACTTCGCGTCTCACGGTAGATTTATAACCTTGCAATTCTGTCATCATTCTAATCAACGCCTGCTTTTCGGCTCCGACTGTACCTTTTAATATTTTTTCCATGGGCACACCGTGCAGATTAGCCGCAACACTTGCAATAACGTTATCGGGTCCCATTTTACTAAATAATCTTTCCCAACGTTCTTCGTGCAACACTCGTTCAATATTTGTGGTTTGTTCAATTTTGTTTGTTGTTGCGTTTATCTCAAACGACTTTTCTCTAGACACGGACGCGTCCCAATCTGTTTTTCGGGTTTGTGGTCCTTTTATATAATTCGTTTGCGCTTGGGATTGCATTGCTGATGACCCTTGCGAGAATCCCTGTCCGAAATCTGCTCCGATATTTCGAGCGGTGTAGCTCGCGCCTTGCGGGGTCGAAGCTCCACCTAGTTTTGCTGATAAAATAGGGTTTATACCTGCTTTACGAAGATCAGCTACTTGCCTTTGGTGTGCAGTGTTGCTCATACGCTCTTGAAACGCCATTTGGCGTGCTGTTGAGGCTTTTGTTTCTTTGTTGGCTCTATAACCGCCATACGCTGATACGCCACCCATTATTAATGCAGCTGTAAACGGATCCATTATTTACATTCCTCTACTGTAATAAGAAGGGCGTCACCAACAGCACAAAGGACATCAGCCCAAGGCTGCATATTATGATGAATAAGCCACATGACAGCCGCACCAAATATGGCAGGAAGAGCAAACTTCCTAGCCACATTAATAATAATGCTCCACTGGATTCCATTCATAGTTCACCTAAAAATGATCAATTAAGCCGGGTACGCTGTAAGTAGGCATTGGTCGTGTTGTTTTAAGATCGAAATACCAATCCCAAATAAACTCCGGTTCATCGGTTACTGCAATAACACGGTCTATTGGCGGGTTTTCTTCTATAAAAGATGAATTAAGCGCCGGCAGCGCTGTAAAATCTTGCGCCAAGTGCCACACATCTAAGCTACCTGTTGCGTTACTACGCATTTTGCCTGTTACTTGACTTGGCTTATACCGGTATTCTGCATAACGTTCTTGATAACCAAACGTTTGCGTGTCAGCTGATGTACCTTGTGCGTATATCTCTTGATTGAGTACCGCTTGTTCGCCTAAATGGGCGAGGGCAGGCCAATAGAAATCCCAACGGTCACGGCGTGACCACATTCTATTAAGGCCTTGTTGATAGGTTAAATCTGCAAATACACATGCCATGCCGATTAATACGCCATGCTCTACAAATGATTTGCTAAAACCTCCACGGCTTTGGACTGTACCCAAAGCTGATAAATTACCTTGTGGGGACGTTCCATCGGTTGATGATGTTTGTGGAACTGGTTGCATTTGCAACTGTGTTTTTTGTCCGCCCAGATATTCTGGTCGTTGTAAACGTGCATCCGGTGATGTTACACCGAAATGCGATTGTAAAATTTCTGTATATCTTGTACCACCGCGAGCATCACGCTCATATAAACGCTGAATTTGAAATGCTTCGCGTAATTGATTAATTGTTGCGGCCGTTGCTTGACTTAAATCCGCATACATTGTTTCTGTTGTGCCCGTATCCCAAATAACACCATATGAATTTGCTGACGGCAGCGACAAGCTAGACGGATAATGTACTGATCCAGATGTGTTGTATGTTTCTGACACTAAAGGTGCTGTTTGCCCCAAAGGCAAATCAACTGCGTCACCTTTTTGAGGCCATGGTAGTGCTGATGTAAAATAATCGTGACGCTTACCACGTTTTTGTATTACATAGTCTGTATATGTATCAGGACCATCGTCCTTATCTACTACCAAGCTATCTTGTAAATTTTCATCCCGGAACCACTCGTTCCAGATCAAATTATACGCTCTACCATGTAAGTTATTAAAGTTTATTCCGGCAACCGCTGTTGGCAATCCAAAATAATCAAACAAATCGTTTGTTGCCACTGTTGCCCCTGTGATCTCAGGAACTAGAAAATCTGTACTATCACCTGGATCATCTTGGGCGCCATTAAACTTTTCCCAATTATTCCAAATCAAACGATTTGGTACGAAGAAAAAGAACGTTTCGACATAAACATTATCCATAATCGGATAAATAGGTGTCGCAAGACGGCCGAAGCCGCTTGCATTCATTTGGAACGTATCACCTGGTAATACTTCGTCACAATAAATTGGAACCAATTGCCCCGAGTCAAATGTCGTTTTCAAACCGTGTACACGGTTAAACGTACTACGTTGAATTTCAGCGTTTGGTACTCTGCTGAATTCATGACTCATTGTTGTGGGCAGGGTGCCCATTGGTCCACCTAACATTTTTTACTCTCCTAGATTATCCATCTCGATTAGTTTTTCTGGTTTTTTTCCGGTAATAATTCCGGTTATGTCGTCAAACTCACCCAATTTATGAAGCGAAAAATCGCTTGGGTGTTTTGCGAACGCATGAGTTTTGTCGTTAATTACGAGATCTTGTACTGCTCTAATCGCTGTACCGTCTTTAACTTCTAGAAAAGGCTGTGAATACATTTCCGCTTTTCTGTCATATACTGCGTAATAACATTTC